ATCTAAAAAAGAAATAGAAGATGCTGAACTTCTTAGAAAATATAAAAAAGATATTAAAGATCTTTATGATGAATATTATGATAAAGAAGAAAATGCAGGTTTTAGAGAAGAATTAGATGTTCATCTTCGTGTTATAAAAGAAGCTGAACGTAGAGACAGATATGGTATTCCGCAAGCTAGTCCTGAAGAACTTAAACATAATGAAAAGTATCAAGCATCTTTAGCTTGGATTAGAAAGAATGCTATATTCAGTCCAGACCCAGAAACTTATGAAAAAGTTAATGAAGCATTTAAATCTTTACGTAATGGTAAAAAGAAATCTAAAGCTTCAGAAATTCTTAAAGTTGTAGCAACTAGTAGTTCTGCATATGATAGCAAAGGCAGAGTTGATGGTACGAAACTTACTGCAGAACAACAAAGGAATCTTACTAAAGCTCAACAAGATGATTATGATTCTCAAGCTAATGTAGGTGCTGTATCAGCTAGTTTGATTAATAGTGCTGGAGAATCTGATGAAGTTTATACTAGAGATTTCTATAAGTTACTAAGTAAAGAAGGCTATGCTAAAAGTGCTGAATATAAAGCTAAAGTTAAAGAAATAAATGATATTTTAGCTAAACATTATGGTAACTCTAGAACTATCAACTTTGTTGATATGACTACTGAAGAGTTAAAACGATTAGCTATATTATATTTTGGTGACCGTGTTAGTGGTGAAATAGGTCTTAAAGATATTAGAGAAGATATTGAATTTTCTTGGAGTAATAGATATGCTAAACTTCATGCAGAAGATGTCGAATATATAATAAATCAAGAAAATTTTGATATTGCTAAAAATGCAGCAGAAGTTGCTGGTTTGGATATGAACCTTTGGATGGCAGTTAATACTGAAATTGTAACAGATGATACTGGTGCCAAAGTAAGAAGACCTAATCGTTTAATTTATGGTAGAGCAGTTCCTACAGTTGATGCTAGAAATAAGAAGAATGCTAGAACTAAAAAGTCTCTTTATGTAGATGAAGTTAAAACAGAAGCTTTTAAAACTGTTAGAGGTTATATGGTTTCTGAACCTAATGAATACTATTATGAAGAATTTGAACGTAGAAAAAAGCAATCTGGTAATAAAGATGCTGCAGGAAATGAAATACCTGATGCTGATGGTAGAACCTTTGATGAATGGTATGCTGATAACCATGTTTATAATCCTTATACTAGGACTATGATTCCTAATAAGGCTTGGATGAGTAGTCGTCTTAATGATAATAATGAAGGAACTTGGGAAGCTGGTTTTACTCAATCACATTCTGTTCCAAAAGAAGAACATAAAAATCCAAATCATAAAGATGGAATAAGTCTTGGTGTAAACTTTAAAGATAAAGATGGCAAATATAGAAATGATGTTCATCAAAATAAATATGAAAAAGAATTTCAGAAAGAAATAAGCCAACTTCTAATATCTCTTGCTCATGTAGAATCTGCTAAACGTTTCTTTGAATCTGGCTATATGCCTATTATGTCTAAAGAGACAGAACATAATACTAGATTCTATTTAAAAGAATTAGCAAAAGGTGTAGGTTGGATAGAAGATACAAGTACAGGTAAAGATATTGACGAGGATATAAATTATGCAAATGATTATATTCCTAGAATGCCTATGACTGATATGATAAAACAAAAGTCTGGCAAGAAAACAAAATTAGAAAGACCTGTATATAATCCTGGAGATGATATTGATGAATATAATAAAGCTCTTGAAGAGTATGAGAAATCTATATTTACAACAAGAGTAGAAGAAGAAAAATATCATCAAGAACAACTCAATCGTGATTGGGAAAATGTTATTAAAGAGTTTATTAGGAAAGCTGCTCATTATAATGCTGTTCAAGATAATAGACTTATATTATATTACGGTCAAGAAATGCTTAAAAAGCAATTACAGTATGATACTAATATTGGTCGTAGAGATTTAAAAGTAAATAATAGAAAGTCTAAAGGAGCTAAAACTGTTTATCAGACTCGTGATTCTAAGAGACAATACGACCAATATACTAATTGGATGCGTCGTCTTATGTTTAATCAATGGAAATATAACAATCCTAAATGGACTCGTTGGGCTAATCTTGCACAATCATTTACAAGTTCTAACTTCATGATGATGAACATTCGTGGTGGTATAGCTAACGTAACTCTTGGAGAAACTCAAATTTTTGCTGAAGCTATGGCTAAGGAATATTTTGGTACCAAAGAATATTTACGAGGTAAAAGTATTTGGATGGCAAATGTTGCTAGTTATCTTGCTAATATGTATAGTGACAAGTCTAGTACTGTAGCAGATGCTCTAATTAAGTTTATGAATGTTGTAGACTTTGACCAAATTTCAGGTGTAGTTGATGCTAACATCGACGCTGCTACTTGGCTTAAACGTGCTAGAGACTTTATGTTTAGTCCTCAAACTATGGGTGAACATTTCATGCAAAATGGTGCTATGTTTAGTATTATGGTTAGCCATAGACTATATGAAAATGAAAATCCAGAACTTAATGGTAGAACTAAATATGTAGTTAAAGGTAGAGCTGAAGTTATAAGAGATGCACATGAAAAAGCTTTGATGAAAATTCTTGAAAATGATGAAGATTTAAAAGCTCAATATAAAACATACGTTGGTGCTAAATTAGCAAATGATAATGAACGTAAAGAACTTGCTTGGTTTAGACAAGATTTAACAACTGAGTTTGTAAGAAGTCTTGATAATGATTTAAAGAAAGAATTTATAAAGATTAAAAAGCAATATGAAAAAGAAGCTCTTGAAGAATTTGACAAAAAGCCTGACATTATGTCTCAGTTCACACTCGGAGATAATGGAAAACTAGCTTTTGCTAATGGTTCTATTTTACAAGAACTTAATAATTCAGAGAATGCTAATTCTGATGTGAATGATGCTTATAAAATTCTTGGTGCTTTAAAAGGACGTGTAATATCTGTTAATAAAAAGATTCATGGTGTATATGATAGAATGGGTTCTGCTCAATTAGAAAAGTATTGGTTTGGTGCTCTTGTAATGCAATATCATAAACACATTTATCCTGGTATTATGAAACGTTATCGTAGACATGGTTATTATAATGAAGAAAGAGGTACTATTGAAAAAGGATGTTATAATGCTCTTATAGATTTCCTTGCTCTTCCTATTAAAAAATATCGTCAAGATATGACTGATAATGAAGTTGAAGGTATGATTGGTATTCAAAATTTATTTAAGAATATTGCTGATTTCTGTATAAATATGGATATTCATTGGAATCTTCTTCCTGAATATGAGAAAGCTAACATAAGAAGAAATCTCGGTGACATTTGTGGTGTATTAGGAGCAGTTGCACTTGCTATAGGTCTTAGATGTCTTGGTGATGATGACGATGAAGATGGAATTATTTATAATTTATGTCTCTACGAAGCAGACCGTCTTGCATCTGAAAGTTTCCAATTTACTCCATTTGGTGCTATATCTGAGGCTACGAAACTTTGGAGTAATCCAGTTGCAGTTCAAAGTATTATCAATGATGTATTATCATCTGTAGGTACTATGTGTCAAATTCTTCTTGAAGGTGAAGATTATGACCCATATTATCATTCAGGTAAATATTCTGGTCAACATAAGCTTAAAGTTTATATTGAACGCCGTATTCCTGTATGGAGAGGTATTAATGCAATACTAAATATCGCTGATGATAATCATTATTATAAACTAGGAGATAATATGATTAGTGTTATACCTGTGAAAGATATTGCAAATTGGGTTAAAGGCAAATAGTCTTTTACGATAGTAAAAAAAATAATAATTCCAGGTAACTCTACTGAGCAACCTGGAATTATTATTTATACTTATATAAAATTATTCTACATTTTAATATCGTCTACAATCGTTCAAAATATTATCCATATACTTAATCATTTTAAATATTACTTTGCAATATACGAGCATATAGACACTAAATCAAAGATTTTATAAATAGATATTCAATCATGCAAGCAAAATAAAAGGGTGATAGCCGAATTACTATCACCCACAACATTAACACTAACTACGTCAAAAGAAATTATTTAAAGATAAAGGTCAATCCAACGAACAATAACTGCTACAGGCATACTACCAGTCCATCTAAATTTAAGTAGATTATCAATAAAGAAAAGTGTTGTAGGAAAATCTCTTATATGATAATCATTAAGAAACTTTTTACTAACATCATTAACATCTTTAATTTCAAAATCTATATCTTTTTCATTAATGGCTTCTTTAACATTACGTCGCATGATAGTACAACCAACACAGCCTTTTGTCGAGATTAACAATATCTTCTTCATGATTGTTCTTCTACTTTAGCTTTAACTTTTTGATAAAATTCACCATCTTCTCCTTTGAGAACATCATCATTTATCAACATAGCTTCAGTAGCATCAGCTACCATTCTAAAGCCACGGAGTGCAACACAGAGATTTCCAAAATTAACTTTAGATTTCTCATCATTAACTTCAAACGTTTGTAAAGCTTGCTCTAAAGAATTAATGTTTTCGCAAGCATTCTTGTTTACTTCAATAAGTTTTTCAATAATCATAATTTTACTTCTTTTAGGATGTGCCATTTATTTTCTTCCAGTAGAACCAAATCCACCTTCACCACGTTCTGTTTCATCAAGTTCTTCTACTAACTCAAATGAAGCTTGTTCAACTTTATTAATAATCATTTGAGCAATACGTTCTCCAGGTTGAACAACAAAATCTTCATGAGAAAGATTTACTAATTCTACGCCAACATCACCACGATAATCAGCATCGATAGTTCCTGGAGTGTTTAAACAAGTAATACCATGCTTAATAGCAAGACCACTACGAGGACGAATTTGGGCTTCATAACCTTCAGGAAGAGCAATATGCAATCCTGTAGGAATAAGTTTACGGTCAAGACTTTTAAGAAGAATAGGTTCTTCAATATTAGCTCTTAAATCCATACCAGCACTTTGCTTAGTAGCATAAGTAGGAAGAGGTTGGTTACCCTTGTTTACAACTTTAATTTTAATCATGTTTATATTTGTTCAATCCAATTAATAGAATCTTTTATGTCTTCAATAAGAGCTTGAATAAGTTCTTCTTTTGTAATATGTTCATTATATTTAGCTAAAGTGTTTCTATTTACAAGAATAAATCCTTTACCTAAACCCTTTCCTTCAGAACTATCAACAATAGCTGTTAATGATGGAGTTATTTCTGTAGTATCAACAGTATAAGCGGCTAACTGAACTGTTCCACGTACTAACCCTCTATAACGACAAGCATATTCTTCATCGTTTTGACAAACAGCAATGTCAATATTCTTTTTCTGTCCAAAAACATTAGCTATTCTTAATAAATCTTCTGTATCTAAAACAGAATCTTCAGCTACAACCATAGCTAAAGTATATTTTTCAATATTCATAACTTTAATAATTTAATCAATTCTTTTAGGATGTGCTATTTTAATTTGACAAATAATTATTGCAAATATAGTAATAATATTGTAAGCTGCAAAATAACTACTGTTAAATTATGTTATCATAAATTTCTTCTACGGGGGAGCTAATATCACTACTAACTCCCCCGTAAAGAAGATTATGCTAAACAGCTTCTCTGAAAGTCATAACTTCTCCAAGAGCCTTAGTCATAGCAATTCTATCACCACCAAATACAAGATTATTCATTCTCTTTTCTCCATCTTGCTCTTTAATATTACAATAGTATCCTGTGATAGCATTATATGCACCCCAAGCTGTACCAATTATATGTTCCTGAGCAATACCAGTTTGATAATATTCAAACATGGATGTAAGAATGTTAGCTTTTCTAGTAGAAATACCAGTTTTCTCCATAGTAAGCCAATCTTTAGCGAAAAGTTTCTTAATAGTATAATCTTTAGATTCAGAGATAACAGTAGCATATTCACCAGGTGTCAATGTAAGTCTAGCTATATAATCTCTAACTTGTTCATCAGACATTTTAATAGTAAGTAAACTATCATAAACTTCTTTAGAATCTTTAGCATAATTAATAGCTATTCTTAACATTTCAGCACCAAAATCTAGACGTTCTTTAGCTGTTCTAGTATGTCTAATTCTAATATGAGCATCTGCATCTTTTATAGCAGAAGGCATACAGTTAAGACAGAAAACTCTAACAGGAGTAAATAACACGTCAATACTCCCAGTACCATCATGAGATGTACTGAACACTAGATAATTATCTATAGGATCTCTACCAACTTCAGTAGTAATTGGAAGTTTAGCTGTAATGAACACTTTATGTCCATAGCCAAAGCATCCAGCATATTGAAAATTAGCTTTATTATCTCCAATAGCGTTATCTATAAAGTCAAAAGCGTCAATGTTTTGTACAACTTCATATTTACTTTTAACTATACCTAAAGGAATATTCATATCTGTACGATATGTTGCATATCCATTAGGACAGTCTCTATAAATATTTCCATCATGAACAAAATCACCCATAACTTCATTTACATCGTTATTGCCATTAATATTAAATGGCATTCTAGCAACTAATTCACATTTTTCAACATGAAAATTTAATTTAGCTGCTTCTAATACTTCTCTAGAAGTTGTACAATCTTGTACATTAGTGCCTATTTTACCTCCCCAAGGAAGTCCTTTAGCAACATTATTCATAAGTTATTGTAACATTATTAGAATCAAACTCTACATCGGAAACACATTTAGGTCTAGTATGACCTTTTCTTATTAATACTTTACTCCTACCATCAACACAATGTTCTTTTGCTTTTTCTAAAGTAGAAATAAGTTCATCTAGAGAAATATAATATTCACCGCTACCAAAATCAAACATTATTTTATAGTTAAGGATTTATTCTTAACAAGATGTGCAAGCATAGGATAAGCATCTGGATTTTCTTTTAAAGCAATCTTTAATTCAGTCTTATTAATATTCGCAGAATATTTGAATACTTTATGTGAATCATATAATGCTCTAAGAATATTACCAGAAGGTCCATAAAAATCTTTAAGAGGAACATCTACAGAAATTTTAGTAGTAACACCATTAATGACATCATCGGGAAGAGTTATATAATCTTCAATGTCATTATTCTGAAGTTCTCCAGTAAATGCTATTTGTCTTATTTGTTCCATAAATTGATTAACAGCATCTTCTGCAAATTCGTCATCTACTTCTACTTTTTCTGTATTACGAACACTAACTTTTCCAAGTCCAAAATCAATAAACTTTCCACCAGACTTAGTTGAGTCACCAAACATATCAGTAGCCCAAATAATAACTTTTTCAAGACGAGCAATAGCTTTCTTCTTAGATTCTTTAAGTTCTTTAAGTCTAGCTATTTCTTCATCTATAAGTTTAATATCTCCTTCAGCATGTTTAATAACATCAGTATAAGATTTAACTTTTGATTTGAAGTCAGCTTGAGAAACAGTAAGTTTAGCTTCAAGTTCATCAGTTAATTCGCCACCGTTATTTTCTAATTCTTGAAATACATCAAGAAGGTCTTGTGAAATTTTAAAAATGTTACTCATAATTAGTTAGCTATAGTTACATTTTTATAAATACATTTAATTGTTGTCCATTCAAAATCTACATACTTAGAAGCAGTAGCAACATCAGGAGCAACAACTATTTTAAATGTATTTGCATCTTTAGAAAATCTATAAACGTTCATCTTTCAAATATTTAAGTTCACCTTTAACTTTAACATTATTTTCACTTTCTTCAACACTTATATTACTGCCAGGAAAATGTTCATTAAGATTATCAACCAATTCGTAAAGACATTCTAAAGCAGCATTTTTACTATGTAGTTTTTCATACACTTCTTTAAAACCTTTAACTAATATACTAGCTGACAAACAAGCAGCAGCAATTAGTGATAATCCCAATATCACTGTAACTAATAAAATAGTCATCTTCTATAATTATTATCTGTGTAAATACTACTTTCTTTAATTTTACCACAATTAGAACAACGAGAGATAATAGTAACTCCTATTATAGCACCATAAGGATTTTTAATATCCTTCTTCTCAAGAACTTCATAATGATGAAGTCCGAACCAACATTTTAAATCTTTACTCATACTCATTTAAATCAAAATGTATAATATCTTTACAATACTCTTCAATAGAACAATTAAGAACAATATTTAATTCATTATCAATTATTAAATGTCTACCAAAAGTTCCAATCATTAATCCAATTTCTACTTTAGTAGAATTAGGACGTTTAAATTTAACTCGTTCTGCAGATACTAACATATTTAAAATCTTAACTAACTATTTACCAAACATTTTAGTAAATTCATTACTTGTCATCAAAGCAATATTATCTTTACATTCTACATTAATAGCTTCTTTAGGAACAAATACTCGTTTACCAGAAGGCTTTTTAGTAATTTCGTTATCTACTTCTATTATAGTAACATATTTATCTTTACACTCATCACATAATTCACCTTCAATAGTTTTAGGAGCTTCTGCATCGTCTTTTAATCGTCCTAATAAAGCAATAGCTATATCCTTTTTACATACAGGACAAATAACTATTGATGGATTTACACCATGCTTTTTTGATAGTTTAATACTCATATAATGTTACGTTTAATGAATTCTTCTTTAAGAGGTTTAGCTAATAAAGCAGCATTAGGATGAGGAGAACCTGAAACACCATCAGCTCTAAGAGCAAAGAAATGTTTCCAATCATCTACAAAAGCAGTATGAATAAGTTGACTTTTAGTAGCAAGAGGAAGAACTTCTCTAGCTTGTTGAGGCTTCCAACCTTTCTTAATAAGCATATTATAATGCCATTCAGCAAAAGTAAGTGCAGATAGATAAAAATCTATATCACACCAAGTATTTAAAAGTTCGTCATCTTCGTTAGCTAATATTTCATCAGCATATTCAGAAATAGAATCGTATTGATGATTTCTTATATAAGGAAGACTTTCATCATTAATAAGCCAAGCAGCTAAACCTATATTTAACTGACCATTATTTTTCTTATTATAGTTACAATATCTAGTACTTTCTTCTGCGGGAGAATCAACTCTATGACGATTAAATTCACGAGAAACTCCTATGTTAGTAGTAAAAGATACAGTAACTCTTTTAGCATGATGTTCAGTTGGAGCACATATATATTTAAGGTCGTTGAGCCAATCATTCTCTACAAGAACTCGAAGATTTGTTGTAACATAATGTGCATATTTATAATCAACATCGTAATCGTTTCCATCTTCAATAACTTCTCTTTCTAAATATTCATTTGTGTATTTAGAATATCTGTTATGTTTGTATTTTTCAAGATGACTATGATTCCATGAAATATCTTTAAGATAAACAGTACCATGTTCAAGCATAGCTAAATGATTAGCTTCACTATTCCAAGGTTTATGACGAAGAATAACTCTTTTAACAAATTCTTCATCTGTTTCTCCATTTTCTTTAGGAGTACTTTGATAACAAACACGAGTACATCTAGCAATATGTTTCCACATATCTTCTAAAGGAGAGCTAGTACCTTGCTCCCAAATATCAAAACTAGGAATAATAAGATTCATAAGTTTTTATCTAGGATATAAGTTTTGTAAATCATCACACACAACTTTAAGAACTTTATTAGAATCATTATTAAATTTATGTATAACGGTTCTAAATTTAGTAATAAGAGGACTGTGTTCTCCTATAAGACCTTCTTGTATATCGAGAAAATCGTTATAAGTTTCAACATTTTTATTTAATATATTATTAACTTTAATAATTATTGTTTGTATTTCTTTTCTTGTCATAAGTTTATTTTTACTCCCCCGTAGAAGATATTGTAGATTCTTCACCTTCAAAGTCTACATCATTTATCTTACTAGCTTTAATAGATTTTCTACAGTTATTAAGATAAACAGATGTCATAACAGAGTAACAAGCCAAATCTCTAACTGTATCTTCAATAGATTCATCAGTAACTTTAGCTTCAGTTTTCATAAGAGTAAGAATACGATTCATCTTATCAAATAAACGACCAACACCATAAGGAAGACCAATAGCATTCATTCCTTGTTCAAATGAATTACCATAGTCATGATTCTTTCTGGCATAAAGCTGAACCATATTCACAACTTCTTCTACAAACTCTTTAACTTCAATAGTTTGAAGCTCTTTCTCAGGAACTATTTTATTAGTAAGTTCCCAAATAAATTCACATTTTTCTTGTTCTGTCATTGTTATTTAATTTTAAAATTATTAATAAATGTACGAGTAGCATTAAGTAGAATAGCAGCAACATGAAGCACTTCATCTTGACTTAATTCAAGAACAGATTTATCCTCATCATTTATAAGAACTCTAACACTAAAGCCATTATCTTTTTCCATAGCTTTAGTATGTATAATTTGTATTTCTATATTTTTATCATTCATATCACAAAGATAACAAATTATTTTTATATACAAGAATTTTAAGTGTTAAATCTTTCAAATATTTTTATCGCGTTTGAGGCTGAAATATTTTTAGCTTATAGTTTATCACTTATTTTAAAATCTTATAATACAACTCCTGCAAATAGTAAAATCAAAGAAAATATAAAGATATTATAAGCAAAAAGTCCTGCCAATAGTTCAAAACTATCAGCAGGACAAGTTACAACTAGAAGATTAACTTATATACTTTCCCATCATTTTGGGTTTCTACAAGTTCAACACAAATATTAGAATTTTCTCTAATAACATAATCTGGAAGTTCATTCCAAATTTCAGTAAGGTAAACTTTTACATAACCATTATTATATCTTTTTAAAAATTTATATTTTACATTAGGAATAGCATTGTCAAATACTGCAACGTAGTAACCATAGGTTTTATCAGGTTCGTATCGTTTAAGAATACAATATTTATCATGATATTCTATTGTAGAAGATAGTAATCTTTTATAATTACATTGAATGTAATCTTTGCCTGTAATAAAATTATTTACTTTGTCATAAGCAACTAAGTTCATTATTTGTTATTTTTATATTGAATAAATTCAGCATATTCATTCTCATCTTCAAAAGTAACTACACTCCAAAAGCTAGAATAATATAGTTTAAGCCAATGAAAAGTAATATCAACTCCATCATTAAAAGAACAAGAAATTGTTGGAATAAGATACCAATCATTATATTCTGTATGAAAGCTTAGAGTAGTAACCTTTTTAATAAAGCAAAGTTCAAGATCATCATTTCCTTTAGCTTTAGCGTAATATTTATATTTAATCCTCAATATTAATACCACGAGCATGGAAAGGAACTTGAGCAACACCAGACCTAGCGCGAAACTCAACAAGCATATACTTACCGACATATTTATCTTTATTTATTAAAATCTCACGTTGAACATCTTGAGGTTTATTAATACTACACTCAAATAGTTCATCATTAATATCATTACGAAGAACAAAGAGAGGAAGGTCACTACGTTTATGTTCAGAAGTTATATCAACAATAATAAATTTACCATCATCAACTTTCTTAAACTTAAACATAGCTTGATTACGTTTACCAAATTGATATTCAGCCTTAGGATTACGAAGAATAAGACCTTCAAAACCACGTTCTATAAAATTATTTCTATGACCTATAGCTTGTTCTAGATTGCAAACAGTATAAGTAGGAAGAATAAATAATTGCTTTTTATTATTTAAATGAGCTTCCTTATTGGCTAATGTTTCTCCAAAACTATGTTCTATATTCTTAACACGGAAATTATCTCTTGCATTAGCACTCATATTCTCACAACAAATATCATAACACCAATATTGAAGTAGATAATGTTGTGGAAGTTGTACATTTTTTACAAAAGAGTTAATATCATTTACTGAATATCCAGGAAGATAAAGTTCACCATCAAGACAAGCACCTTCTTCTATCATCATATCTAGTAAATCTGCACTAAGTTTAGGAAGGATTATTTCATCCATCCAATTCATCTTACGAGTCCAATCTTCACCAGTACGAGAATGATATGTTAGACTTACAGGTTTAAACATGTCTCCTATGTTTACTTCAGCACCTATAATACATCTAAGACCATCAATTTTCCACTGACCAAGCATATCGCCAAACTTATCAAAAGGTTTACTATCTTCTAGAACTTTAGCAAGCATAGGAAGAACAAAGCCTTCGGAAGTAGTAGAATACTTTGGAAGATGATTTTCAAGATAAACTATAAGAGAAGATTCATTAGAAATCCAATTTGGAGCGCTATCTTTAAGCTCACTTAATTCTTTATAGCCTTCTTTACGTTTAGCGTTTAATCTAGACTTAGCTTCATCTGCTTTAACAAGAGTTTTTCTTATAATTTCTTTATGCAAATTTCCACCAACAAGACCATACTCTATGTAAATATGTTCTGCATCATCTCTTATACTCCAGACAAGAGGTCTTCCTTGAGCATTACGTTTATAAAGTTCAATCATAATTCTATTATATCAATAATTGCAAAATCAGAATGTGTTTCGTTTATAAATTTTGTACTACTTGATATTTATTAATATCACCATACTTAACGTTAGCAAATCTATCAATTTTATTAACCATTTAATAATTACAATAAATTAAGTTAATGAAGTTTAATAATCATTTTGTAGCAAGCACCAAGTAATTCTTTGCTTGAACAAGTAGCTAAAGAACTACCATAACTTCTATTATAATATGATATAAACCATTTGCCTAATGTATCTCGACTTATATCTAAAGTGCAACAGTCATTATCTATCTCGATATATGCTTCAATAGGTAATATTTGTAATAATGCAGAAAGACTCCAAGCATAAACACATGTCCTACCTAAACAATGTCCTATGTTATTGACTTTGGCATACTTGTCTTTAGAAAGTAAATCCCAATACATATCCGCACTTTCAAGAGGTAATATCTCAGCCAACCTTTTTGACTGTTCTAAATCTGTATAACTTTTCATAATAACTTATTTATAAGGGTTATTTTCTTCAATTACTGCAATAGCAAGACCTCTTTCAATTAGTCCACGATAATCAAAATGATGAGCATTGAGCCAATCAATAGATTTATATGTGTACTCACTACATCCTGTTTCTTCATTATATTGCAGTGTATTTTGATAAAATAATAATCTTTCTTCCTCCGTCATAGAAGATAAAGGACGGAGATAGGGTCTAAACCAAATAAATCCTTCAATAAAAATTGATTGTATTAAATTTCCTAAATGTTCATCTTCAGTTTCTCCGCAATCATTAATGTAATTTTTTGCACTGTGATAAACTTTTAATATAACTCCATAAGGTAATCTTGCAAAAAGGTCTTTTAATAATAGTTCTTTATCTTCTTGTGTCATAACTTATTCTCCTTTAGTTTAATTATTAGTTCTTTCAATTCCTTTTGCCTACGCTCCTTACAGAATAGACAGTTGCCTTTGTGAGAAAAACCCAAAACCAGCATAACCACTAGTTTCTTTACTCTTTAAATTTAATTATTAACTAAATATTATTCAATATTAGTTATTTTCATTTTTGTTCCATAATAAAAACTATTTATATTATAACTTTAGTCTTTATTACTTTTAGAAGGTTTAATTCTAAACGTTAGACTACCAAACTGAGCACTAAGAAGTTTAAGTCTTTCACTAGCAGATAGTTCTTTACTAAGACCAGGGATAGTTTGTTCTTTCTTATTTCTTCTACGGGGGAGCTTATTATGCTCTTTGTCCCATTTAGCTTTAGCTTTTTTACCACCATACCAAACAGGAGGATTTTCTTTTTCATATTCAAGATTAGCTTGATGACTTTCAAGAAGTTTATTAGTCCATTCCTTGTCGAAATCAAAATCATTACCTGCTACAGTTTGTAAAGCATAAAGATAAGAAGTTATTTCTCTTTGGTATGGATAACCGATAGTTTGCATCATTCTCATATCATTTACAATACGAGAACAATCAAGATAAATTAATTGCTGAGAAAGATAATTCTCAATACCTTTCTCAGCAATTTTATCATTTATCATATTTTTGTCTATATCATCTAGACTTACTATGTATTTATCAAGACTTTTTATATCCATAACGTTTTTTTCTAAATATACATACACGTTCAGGTTTACCCATAAGAGCATGTTTATATTGTGTAACAACAGCTGGATTTAAAGTATCATAAGTTTTATATCTCTTAGTATCACTATAACAACAATGCTCTTTGTAATCATAATTAGATGGAACATGAATACCAAGTGTAATGCGATAATCAAGCCAATTCATATTTTCTATGACATTATAGTCATCAGAATTTGTATTAAAATCTATATTACCATAAATAGGCTTATTAGTATTATCTATTACAAACTCTCCTTCTTCTCTAACCCAATGAAGATATCCATTATCAAGAGATTTTTCTTCTTTCTCCGTAATAGGTATCATAATAATACTTTCTTGTTCCATTTTATTAATAGAACGGGAGCAAATCACTTGATAACCACCCAGAACAGGCATTATTATCTTGTGTGTGTTTGAATCTGATTTCAACATATTTTCTAGTATCTTCAATAAATGTATTAATTTGGTCTTTAGTAAATTTATAGTGAAGGTCTGCAAAATCTTTACAATTAAAATTAGGTAGACCAAATTCACCACGAGTTATAAAGAGATAAGGAATATTATATTCCTCTTCAAGATATTTAGCCCCTTGACGACCAGTTTGGTCAAAATCAAGAAGACTTAATATCATACCATCATCAGCTAATTTTTTACATAGCCAATCATATTCAATATCTTTAAGTTTGTAATTTTCAGAAGGAAGATTTATAACTCCAATATTGAGTTTGTTAGCTCCCCCGTAGAGAGGATGTAGCATTAGGTGATTACCTATGCTTAATCTATCTTTACTACTTTTAGTAATTAAAATATAATCATAATTATCAAGTTCAAGATTAGGAAGACCTTCAAGAACATTACAATTAGTTATAAATTTTAATTCAGTACGACGATTTCTACGAGGAAAATAAAGTTTTATTAGACGAACACCTTGTCTATTAGTTCCAAGCATATAAGCATAACATGGGTCTTTTGCTTTATAATAATATTTTGGTTCAGTATCAACAGTTCTATTTATGTAATATTGTTCAACAGGAATTACAAAATGAGTATTAAGATAACTTAATTCTATACCCCATTTACCCCATATATCTTTATCATATTTATTCCAACTACGAGGAACAATATCAATGATAGCTTTTCTTGATTTACCTTTTTCTATAGCATTAGCTATTAAAGGTTGCAAATTAGGGTCTACTTCTTTACCATCAATTACATTAGCAAAAGTATATGCAATATGTTTAAGAATAAAATAGAAATCTTGTTTGTTATTAGTTTCAATCTTTCTTTCAAAAGCAAGACTCAATACATAAGCTACAACCCCATATACATCATCAAAGAAGCCCCAACCACCAAAGTCACGAACTTTAAGTCTACCTTTAGCATTATACTTAATACCCATACTTTTATTAAAGTCATCATCTCTAAATACACTTGTAATTAAATGATTATGTGAAATACAATCATTTACTACTTCAATAGGAATATTAAGATATTTAGATACAATGCTTTCTTGACTTACTTTAGATTCTATATAATCTTTAGTAAGATTAGTAGTATTAGGATTGCGTCTCATATCAAGTCAAATAGAAAGGGCTAGCCTCTAAGAAGCTAGCCCACAATAAACATTACCATTAACAGTTAAGAGATGCTAGCTATAATTTAAAATGGCATATCATCACTAGCAGCATTAAATGCACCACCAGGAGCCCCCATCATAGCAGGACCACCTGGAATAACACCACCAGTAACATCAGCCATACCTGGAATTGTAGGAGTTTTCTTAACTTCTTTAGGTGTAATAGATTCTTTAGAATCATCAACACTTAAAACGACTGGTTCTTTACCTTGAACATAAAGTTCAACACAACCAGTACCTACAAACGGGTCAATAGCTAAATCTCCATTCTGTGCTACATTCTTCCACTCACCTCTAATTTTCTTATGACGGAGAAGTTTAATCCAACAACGAAGGAATTTACCATTATCGTCACGATAACAAGGTTTAGCTGTTTCACCTTCAGGAAGGTTAAATTTACCATCCATCATTGAAACAACATTATTAAACAGTTGAGCATAACCGTTAAGTACATCCTTGACATCAATAGATACAAAGTTTCCATCATCATCGAAATCACAGAACGGAAGAGTTAAAGCATCTTCTTCTGCTTCAGTAAGTTTACGTCCTTTCAAATAATAAACATCAAGAATATGCTTAATGAAATTCATTACTTGATTGAACTTCCATTCTTCTGAACCACCAGGAATAGTATTAACATTACTTTCTACTGGGAATAGAGAATGATAAACATGACGCATCTGAGAAGCATCCTTAGTGTTGCTAGCAAACTCAAAAGTAAGACGAGGAACTCTCTCACCAGTAAATTGTTTACCATCAGCATTTACAGACCATTGAACAGATACGTTGTGCAGATGTGCCATAAAAAGACGATTAGGAGCAGCATCTTTTTCGTGAAAACGAAGTTGAGCTGTTGCCTGAGTCTCATTACTAATACCTCTGCGAGCTTTCTTTACAGGAGCTTCTGCAGCTACTCCTGCTTTAGTTTTAGCTTCTTCACTCATAACTTAATTAAGTTTTTACTAGAATTAATAAAGATAATAAAGGGGAGGAACTCTATAAGGAGAACCTCCCCAATTAGCATTATGGACAAATCAAGATTTACTCAGCAACCTCATCCTTTTTACCCCGAACCATCGGGTCCTTATCAGCATCAAACTCAAGAGGATAAGCCATAACCTTAACATCCTCTTTACCGTTATTAAATACAACCTCTTCAGCTTCATCAAGCTTAACGTTGAAATAACGATTCTTAGAGGTCTTAGCCTCTCCAAGGTCAGCCTTAAGGCTATCCCAAATTGCAGTATCAGTAAAGTTCAGCTGCAGACCAATACCAGTGGCATTAGCAGTAGCAGCAGTCTTAGAACCACTAGCTGCATGGAATGTGGGAGAAGGAACATCCTCAGGAGTAAGAGCAGAAGCAAGAGTCTCATCATCTGCACCCTCAAGATCCTTAGCAAGAGCTAAAGCAGCCTTATCCTCATCACTAAGAGCCTGAATGAGCTCAATGCCATGCTCAGCAATATAAGCAGCCTTATCCTCCTTAGTAATGCGAACAGTACCAAGAATCTTTTCACCACTACGTTTATAGAGCAAAACACCCTTAGCAATATAATAAGTAAGCTGGTCCTTAATGAGAGCATCCTTACCTTCAGCAGTATTGATGTCCCATCCATGTTCGTTGCAATAATTAACAAGTTCATCAGGAGCAGCTTGAATCATAGCCTCAATACCAGATAAGTTGTTGAGGAACATTACATTCTCACCAACAGCAATAGCAAGAGCCTTACTTACGGGAGAAGTAATAGTGAACTGACCTGGAGTACTCTTAACAATAAGCTGAGGAGTAGCGTTAAGAAGACTTGATTTCTGACCTGCCTGAATGGCGTTAATACCGAACTTAATACCTTTAATAGCCATAACTTTAAAAGTTTAAAAAATTAATAAAATAAAAATAATTAACACTATGTAGTTTAGAACCACATTATTCTTGACTAACTTCTTCGTAATCAGCAGTTTCAATGGCATAGTCAATGTTATCTCCATTGATAATTGCGTTTTCTGTTTCTTCAAGACAACCCATAAGAACATCACTAGCTATATCTCTAGCACCAAGAGTAAAAGCTCTATGACCTATCATTATTCTAGCATATTTCTTATAAGTATCTTTCTCAAAGAAACCAGCAGAGATTGCTTCACTATAACTAAAATGACTTTTAGCAGTTACTTCAATAGTTTTATCACAAACTACTTTGTATCTAGTAAACTTATATTCTGTCACATAGTCAATAGGAACAGCAGGGATTCGTATAACAGGAAATTTTCCTTCAGCTTTAAGTTTTTGAGCATGAGCAGGATTAATAGCTTTTACACATTTATCACTTACTTGAAACTCATTATACTTTTTGCCACTTAGGTCAGCATACCATTTAACAGGATATACACCTATACTATCTCCATTACTATTTTCCGTAGTTTTAATAGCAGTTTCAGAATTACGATACTTAACACAATAATCTGGAAGTTGTGTTTCCAAATAAATCGTATTACCGTCAGTATACTGATACTGAGGAGTATAATCTTTAGTGCATTCCCAAGTTACTCCTGCCCTCGATAATAACGACTTAATGATATGAATATCTGCAACAGTCTTACCACCAACAACATGGATATGTTCAATACAACTTGAAAAAGGTAGTTGCAAATCTTGAGCACGCATAAGAATAGCTAATCCTTCATTAATACTCTTAATTCCACCTTTATCAGTTGCAATAATCTTCTTTAGAAATACCTCAGCAGAAGCTAATTGTTTTTCATTAAGAAGATTAAGAACTCTAAGACCACTAACAGCTTCATCGTGTCTAACAGTCAATGCACGACCGTTACCACTATCTTTAGTTTCTTTAGATTTGTCCATTATTTCAAAGAGCGTTATTCGTATTATTTACACTGCAAAGATACAAAAAATATTTCAATCTACAATAAGAAAATCAGATTTATTTTCAACGTTAGCCACAATTTCATCTTTATTAACAATTATGTGGCTTTCGTTTACAGGCTTATTCAATAACTTTTGTTGCTCAATCGTATTTCTACAAAATATAGAAAATAACTTTATATTGCCACCTATAATTCTAATATTACTTAGTCGATACAAATAAGATTTAATATCTTCACAAGCAGGAGATGTTATTATAATTAAACTAACATCAACAGAAAGAGATTTATCTGGAGCATTAGATAAACTAAGACAACGAAGTTTATTTAAATTAAACTTACGTTCATTAAGAGTCATTTGGGCTTTATAACCCATAGACTTTCTTTTACCTTTTTCACTTCCACTTTTAAAGAAAACAGGATTGCCAAGTTCATCAACAGCAGGAATATCATCTACTTTATTATGATAATTTCCGCAAATTTCATCACCAGAATGTTCATTTAAATATTCAGTAATTTTACTTGCAAATTCTCCACGTTTACTTATTATAAGTATTTTATCTTTAGGATTAGATAAAACAACTTCTAGTATTTTTTCGAGTTTGCCTTCGTAGTCATTTACTAAAACATTTCTATTTCTTATAACTTCATAAGTTTGAGTAGCTCTATCACGAAGATTATTAGGATTATAAAGTTCATCTATCCTTTGATTAAATTCATAACTCATATCAAGATGTTCATTCCATCCATTTTCTTCAGCAATTTGAGAGCAAATAGTAGCAGCAGAAATATTCAAAGTTGTATTTCCAATACGAGCTTGTTGCATAATATCAAAACTACCAAATATATTAAGAGAAGTTTCAATATATCTACAATAATACTCATAAAGTTGCCAATCTTTAGAATTTGTATCTATTGTTACATCTACCCACATTTCTTCTACGGGGGAGCTAACTCTTAACTCATCAATTTCAGCTTGTTTAAAACAATCTAGAATAGGAGAAAAACTATATAAACAAGTATTATCTTGTTGTTTATCAAATAATTTATTTAATATAACAAGTTTAAACTTACATCTATCTATATAACTAGCAACAGCAAATTCATAATTTTTAGGTTCATACCATATACCTAAATCAACAGAAGTTCTCCAATTACCAGCAACAATAAATGTAGCAGTAAAGACTCTTATATTTTTATTATCTATAAGACGTTTAAATTCATTATTGTTTTCCTCATCTTCTTGATGTGTTAAAAATTCAATTAGAGCAGTTCTTTCTGAAAAATCTCTAGTTATTATAACAGCTGTACTTGTTGGACTTTTATTATAAAGTTTTGATAGTATTTGATATACTAATACTTTACTATTTAAAGGAGCTGGAACTAATGCAGTACCAACTCCTTTATTATTTCTCCAATTAAGTGCAGCTTTTTCAAATAATTCGTCAGCTGTCATATTTTAATTTTCAAAACTATCATCATCAAATAAAGTTAGATAATCCTTAGAATATTTCTTAAGAAGAAGTTTACCAGATTTAATTCCTTTATTAGTATTAGCTTTCATTGTTGGACTAATACCAAGTTTTATAGGATTTATAATCTTATAACATTCATCATAATAATATTTATAATTAATATTTCTTTCTTCTATAGGCTTATCATCAAGAGAGTTAAGAATTTGAACTGGAAGACCAGAAGCAAGTTTTTGTCGTTTATAATCAATTACATTTTCTTTTTGTATTATAACTCCTTTTGTAGAAACATAAAATCGTACATGACGTTGAGAATGAATAGTTTTAATTTTTCCATTTTCAACAATATCATATACTACTTCAAATTGTCTACCAACATTTTGAGTTTTACAAAAATCAAGAATATCAGTATGTTTTTGAAGTGTTTCCATTACAGGAATATTATGAGCAAAATATTCAAAAACAGCTTTAGCTACAACAGGCATATCATAACCTTTTTTCAAATCTTTAAGATATTGTTTAGGGTCTAATGCACCTTTGTATTCTATATCACCATTAGTTTGAATATCAAAGTAATTATTAACATCACGACTTACAATACGTTCATATTCTTCAAAATCTGCACCCATTTTATTATGTTCATTCCAACGGTCAGTAATTTCCTTATAAACGTTAAATTTGTCACGAGGAAGTTTTATAACTATACCATCAGTATTTGCACTTATAACATGAATGCCATTTAGTTCAAGTTCTTCAACTAAAGTCATAGTCATTAATTGACCATTAATAGTTACTTGAAGTTGAGCAAATCTATCATAAAGAAAGAAAAGTTCAGAACCAAGTTTACCATAAATAGAATTAATAACAATCTTAAGAGCTTCTGCTGCAATTTTATTAGGTACACCTTCAATTACATTAACATCACCACCATGTTTACATTTAACACGAGTATCTTTAAGAAAAGATACCATTTTAACAAACGATTGTTTATGAAGATGCTTAGGAGCAATCATATAACTAATCATTATACTAGGATAATATGACGTATAATCATGATGAAGATATACATATTTATCATCTGAAACACAAACTCTTGGAGGGTCTTGACTATGAATACCACCACACGCTAACTTATAAGTAGTACCACGGAAAGTAATTTCTTTAGAAAAATCACTATCATTAGTATGATACACACTTACTTCTTTCATTTCTTTTAGCATTTGTTGTAGTTCTGGAGTTTTAAACTCAATATGAGGAAAGATAATCTTTTTAAAACTAAGACGAGTTCTATCAGTACGACCTTTTATAAACTTATCTTTAGTTAAACCACTCATATCAGAATAAAACTTTACTGTAAGTTTATCTGCAACATTAGCACGAGCACTACATAATACGTTAACCTTAAATGCTGATGTAATAGCATAACGAAGCTTAATCTCATCAGGTTTCTGACGAGCCATTTCGCATACAAGAAATACATCATTTTTATTATAATATAGCATAGGTTCAATGTATTTTGGAAGAATATAACGGTCAAAATCATTAGTAACTAAGTTGTTTATACTATTTAGAGACATACCACGATATTTTTCATTATTCTTCCAATAAGCTTCATATTCTTCTTTATCTATAGGAGGAAGCTTAAAATCAAGTAGTTCATGCCATTTAAGATTGATAGAAGTTTGTTTAAGACTTTTACCAAACTTATTACGATTACCTTCTTTATCTACAACTACACTAGCAGAGTGTAGACCAAAAACTTGTTGAAGGTCTACAGTAGCATAAGGAAGTCTATAATGTCTAAGTAAATCTAAATCTTTATCACCATAAAACGCATCCTTATCACTTTGTAAATCAATTATTTTCTTACTAAGATTATATAAATATTTTATAAGAGCTTTAGTAGTATCATAACGATTAAAGTGCATCATGAAACCTTTAATCATAAGGTCATCATAACCTTGATTATTAAAACCAAATAAATCAGTTCTAACAGGAATTTGTGTTACATTTCCATATTCATCAATTTTAGTATCATAATGAGCTTGCATCCCATTAATAAAGGATACAAGCTCTAGAAGTTGACTATCATCAGTATCACTAATCCAAAAGATTTTACATTCCACTTTATCAAGTCTAGATTTAATCTCAGCTACAGAAAGTTTCTCAGTAAGAGCAATAGGATTTTTTTTCTTTGTATTATCAACACAATCAGAAAATACTTTCATATAATCTTGTAGATTTACAAAAGTAACACTAAAGAGATTTACAAAAATCTCAACATCCATAGCTAAAGACTTAATCATAACTTACAATTTAATTGTTTCTACTACTTTCTTTGTTAATTGTCCTTCATAACCACGAGCTTTTAGTTCATCAATAAGCTCTCGACTAGTAAAGTCTTTAAACTTATCTGTAGCACCAGATTCTCTTTTAAGACAATCATTACAAACACTCCTATAACCTATTCCTCTCTTTTGAAAATGAGTTAGAGGAAGGTCTTTACCACAACATTTACATTTCTTTGTTTCACCTGTATATTCAGGACTTGTTGTTATATTACACATATTATCTTCCAAATTTTAAATATAATTTATTCCTGCATCTACTTGCAGCAACATAAAGTCTACGATTGACTTCTTCAGCATCTGTATAAGGCTGACCATATCTATCATAGACAATGTCATTTACATCAACAAGAGAAGTATCAAAAGTACTACCTTGAGATTTATGACTAGTAAGAGAAAAACCATAATCTAAATCTCTACTAAACATTATCTTTCCATCATAAGGAGACATGATATTAGTAAGAAGAAGACGTGATTCTTTAAAAGTATAATAATCTCTCCATTTTTGTGCTTTAAGATTAGACCTTGCACTTTTAGCAGCTTCAATCATAGAATTACTAATTTGTACATATTTCTTAATACTATAAGAATCAGAATGGTCAATAACAAATAATGGAGTAGTTATATCACCACCATGAATAGCTTGAAATTTAATCATAAATCCTTTAAGTTCATATGTAGGGTCAACATAGTTGACAATATCCTTTATAATATACTCTTCAGAATTTTTGATAATACAATCGTTAAACTGATTCACGATAGTTGTATAACTAATAATGAGGTCATTCTTTGTAATAATAGACTTATTTGCATCAGAAATAATACTATTTCTTATAAACTTATTCCAAGAAGAAACAGCAGCATTTGTATATGCTATAACTTTTGCATAATCTACATTACTAGTAAGAGCTTCATCATTAAAATTATTATAGACAATTTCATTAAACTCTTGTGGAGTGCAAACCTGATAACCTTTAGTATAATCATCATTGAATTTACTTCTAAATCTTTGAATATATTTAAGAAATTCATAAGATTTATGCTCAATGTCATAACGAAGTATTTCTAATAAATTACTTACAGGATTATCTTCACCTTGTCGTACAATTTGTTTAAGAACGCTTGTTTTAGTACCTTTAAATGCAGAACTATATTTTTCACCTACAGGAGCAAGTTGAGAACTATCACCGATATAAATGAGTTTACATTTATTAGTTATACAAGTTTTCTCTAAAAAAGTACATAAACCTCTATTTATCATAGAAGCTTCATCAACAATATAAAGTTTATAATTTCCAATCTTAATTTTACCTTTTGGGTCAAAAGGTGGATGAGCTGGGTCAAACTTCTCAATATCAAAATTAAGACGAAGACCTAAATCAGATTGAAGTGTAGAAGCTTTAATACCGCTTATTCTTATACTTTCACCAAGTACACGACAAGCCTTATGAGTAGGAGCAGCAAGTCCAACTAATGAATAGCTCATAGAACCATTTAATATAAGGGCTTTAACCAAATAAGTCTTTCCTGTACCAGCAGCACCTACAAGAGCCCTTTTATAATCTTTAGTATCAAAAGGCTCATTGATAAAATTTATAAGTTCATTATAAGCACTCTTTTGGTCATTAGTAAACTTACTAATATCTGCTCTTTTAACATCTGTATTTATAGGAACAATATTCATTCTTCATCATCATGTAAAACATCCATAGTATAACCATCTACACCTAAAATGTCTTTAAAATCAAAATATTTAATAGAATCTTCTTTAACAATATATCCTTTAACAACCCAATTAGGAGCAAAAGGAGTATATTTATCTTCAGAACCTGGAAAACACTTTGCTTTTAAAGCATCTCTTATAATTCTTACTATTCTTCCATTTTCATCTTTTGTTTTAGTAAAAACAGTTTGTCTACCAACTAAACTAAAAGATTTTTTAGTAAAAGGAAGAATTTCAGTTTTTTCGCCATTGCCGTCATAATCAACAGAACATTTGTATGTTCCATCATTATCTACTACAACAATACCTTTTAATACTTTACTTACTTTAGTAATTTTAGGTTTCTTTTTTCTAGATATTACGGCAATTCGTAAATTAGATAAAATAATATTACCCATAATTACTTTTTCTTAGAAGTTTTCTTAGTCTTATCAGTAAGTTTATGTTCTTTCTTTGGTTTCTTCTTAACTTCAGTAGCTTCAAATTGTGAACTTACACCAGCAGAATTATCCCAAATAAGATGCCAACCACAATAATGAACAAGAAAGTCAATTCTTCCCCACATGTGAATACCAATAGTAGCATTCTTAGAACATTTAATACTTTTGTCACCAGGAAGTATTTTAGCTATTCTAGCAACACTTCTTAAATCACGATTTTCATCATGTTTCTTCATTTTACAATCGTTAGTTTAAAAATTAATAATAAAGTTAATATGTCTTCTAAAGGGGAGCTTGAATAACTCCCCCGTAAAAGAGATATACATTAGATATTATAAATAATACTTTTGACTTCACTAGTATACACGCCAGTATCATTAGCTTTAAGTATATTTATATATTGTCTAAATTCAGTCCACTCTTCTTTAGTAAGACGTCTTTTAGACTTAATGCTATTAATACGTTTAATATTACTAATAGCAATGTCAAGGATTTGATAAATATTTTTCATAATTTAAAATTTAATAGTTGGTCTACTTGGATTCGAACCAAGAATGACAGCTCCAAAAACTGTAGTGTTACCATTACACCATAGACCAATAAAGCAAGTATTACTATTTTCACAAACCGTAATACTTTGGAATCTAACTCATTCAGAATAGATACAATTTATTATTATTTTAGGAGTGATAGTATCATATTCTAAACCAACAATAATATTACAAGTACAATTTAAAATATCATACTCATAATTATTATAATCATTAGAACAAAACAACTGTATAGCTTCTTCTACATTATTAGCAGCTACTAAAGCTACTCCACCAGAGTAAGAACCATGCGGTTCTATCTTAAATACTAACATATAATTCTAAGTTTAATATTTTATAAATATTTTTATTTCATTTCAGCTTTTCAAATTTTGGTTATTATCACTTAATAAGTTAAATATAAAACTTATAATACACGCAAAGAGAGATATGAAATCAAGCATTTAATATGGCAAATCACAATCTTCGTGAGCCTCTATCGATGATAGATAATTATCTGCATCTATATCTTCAAGATATTCTTTAATCTCTTCATCAGACATACTATCAAAAGGCTCTCCTAGTTTTTCTTTACTCATAATCTAAGTATATGAAGTTTCTGGAATTTTACCATTTTTATTATCGTATATGACAACTTTACCATTAGGAGTAATCATAGCTCTTTCTTTCATATCGAGCTTTTCTGCAACATAATTAAAATGTCTAATTTCATATGTAAGACTATCTTCATCAGTATAATGATTCATATTTTTAACATAATCATCAATACATTTATCACACATAACTTCGTTTATTCCTGCAATATAATATATATCGTCAGAAGAACACTCATTATTACAAGTTCCACAAAGACATACATTAAGTAAACCTGTTACAGGAATACCAAAGTTAAGTTTTGTTGCTTCTTTAGAGTTAATCTTGATTACAAGATGTTCTCTATCATTAAAATATACTTTAGCCATAATAAAAAAAAGATTAAAAATGTTCCTACTTTCACAAGCAGGAACATAAAAACAAAATCAATTATGTCAATTCTAACAGAAAAGCCATCCAAGAGTACTAATAATAGCAACAGCACCCAAAATAGAAGCCATAATCTTATAACCACTTATAGTAAGTCTAAGAGAATCATTCTCTTTGCTTACTAATTCATAGTTTTTAACAAGAAGGTCAAAAGACTTAGTAACTTCAGTAAGTTTTTCTTTATTTTCATTAAGAGCAGACAAAGTTCCATCCATGTCTTTAACAGCATTTTCCATTCTGCTATTAATGTCATTTACTTCACTCTTAAGAGTAACAATCTGACTATTAAGCTTACGTTCAACACTATCTTTCCTCAAAATAATGTCAATAAGCTCTTCAACACTTTTCTTAGAGAGTTTTGTCTCTCTAGCTTTAATAACTGGAGTTTTAGCATTCTTTGCCATAAGTTTAATAATTTAAAAGTTAATAATCATACCTGTTGTCACAGGATTTTTAGTACCTCAAACAGGACTCGAACCTGCACATCCTATAGGATATTTGATTTTAAGTCAAATGTGTCTACCTATTCCACCATTGAGGCTTATAGAAATGCTACTATTTTCACAAACCGTAGCATTATTACAAACCATAACATTAAATGAATTATCCATTTTATGTATCACTCAAACTTTATGTCAGTGTCACAATCATCATCATCTTCTATCATTCTTTCACCGTATAAATCAATATCATCAAAGTCTTGATTAACAGTTTCGGCATCCATTTCAGCAACATATTCTTCTTCACTCATAACTTAAATATTTTAAATGTACAGGTACAAATATACAAAATAAATTGTAACTACAAACACATTTAATATTATTTAACTAAAGAGCGAAGTTTATCTATATCGACATAAGAAACATAAGGATAAGTATAATTCCCTTTATACCATTGAATTTTAAATGTATTATCAATTCTATCTGTTCCTACGATATGGACATCTTTCACATCATCATCCGCATCAGTAAAAATATCTTTATGTTCTACTAATACATTATCATAATTATAATTGTCTACTTTTTCATTTTCAGTAGCAATATTAATTATGTTATCTATTACAGAATCAACTCTATACTCTTCATTAAGAATATAGTGATTGATAACCTCTTCTAAAACCTTTACTAATTGTTCTTTGGAACAACTTTCAAGAAAACATTTAATTAATTTTTTGTTTATCATAACTTATCTTAAATTAATACTATTAGACTTTTCATCATAAACTATCTTAGTAACATCTACTTTGTTATTAGCAAATGTAAGTCTAGCAGAAGGATTAAATTCCGCTAGACTTTGCATTAATCGAGCACCTTCAGTAATTGTCATAATTTTTTCTTACCTTTATATTCAACACCGAGTTCTTTACACATTTGTTCTGAAATTTCAGAACCAAGATAGTTTCTATACTCTTTACCAGTCTTAGCACTAGTCTTGATTATAAAACAACTACCTGTAGAAGACATATAAATAGGATATTCATTACCTTTAGAGTCTTTCCAAGTAAACTTAGTCTTAGTAGGCTCAGCCTTAGCTCTAGAACCTTTATTAGACTTAGCTACAAATGTGTTACCTTGACGTTCATAACTTTGAGCATAACAATTAGCTATGCTCAAAGTGAAAAACAATAATAAAATAAAACCTAACTTTCTCATATTAAATCCATTTCTTGGTCAATAGGAATAGAAACTTCAATGTATGCAGCACCAGGTTGACCATCGTCATAAAAATAAGATTTTGGTTCAATACTTATTTCATCAGAAATATTCCAAAGTTTACTTACATCAAGTTTTTGTCTTACAGTAACCTTTAGAACGACGCCTGAATCTTCACTAGAGTCTAAAAAAGCATTATCAATTACAATATCATAAGCCTTTTTAAAGAAATCTTTTGCAAGATAGTAAGTCTTATGATTAACGTTAAGTTTTGGAAGACTTAATGGAGTTCCATTTGTAATCCATACATTTCCAGCATATTCTAGAACTTTCATATCTTTATAAGTTTTGGTGAACCAATGTAATTGTACTTCTTAAACATGATGACAGCCATAAAATGGGCTTTCTTCTCACTTGTTGTAGAGATAGTGATTGGATTCTTAATCTTATCTCTTTTGTTTGTTGAACTGAAAAAATATAACATAGTTGTTTGATTATAATTGTTAATACTTATAACACTAAAGATGAAATATATAATTATTTACCTTTCGGCTTTGATTCTAATCACATAAATCATCCTTAGTGTTACGAAATTAGTAGCACCATGAATAATCTTCAAGTTTAGACAAAGTTAAATCCTTAGTATTGTACACACCCATATCTAAATCTTGGAACCATTCATAATAGAGTTCTTCAATCTCATTTCCATAGTCTTCATCATCCATCAGTTGATGAATGAAATCTGCTTGAAGACAAGCAGCTTCATAATCACACTGATGCTGACATTTACCTGCTAAATAGCTCACTACACTTATTACACATAGTAATGTTATAGCTGCCAATACTTTTAATTTTTTCATTGTTATTGTTGTTTTGATTAATATTACCCGTCCTCGACCTAGTCTAACTAGTCACGCTACTTCGGATATGCGCTGTAGTTGAGTTAATAATATTCATAATAAAAATGTTATTAGCTCCCCCGTAGAAGAAATGTATGTAATTCTCTTTACAGGGGAGCGAGTAGAGAAGAGCAATGTGACTTTTCCAGTACTTGTCAAACTGATGATATTAGAGGTAATAGTATTGTCGATGTGACTCAATTACATAATAACAACTAGTTCTTTACATTGCTCTTGATAATGTAAAATTTTGTAAATTCTGAGGATTGTTAGTCCTCGGAGTTATGATGAGAGAAATTAGAATCCTGCTAACCAAGCTCTGCGTCTTTCTAGTCTTTCGTCTATTTCTTTACGATTGAATGGAGCTGGTTTTGCTTTAACTATTTCTGTTCCATCTATATCATAGATTTTACCTGTGGTTAAATCTACTCTTCCAAGAACTTTGAATGGTCTGTTGGTATTATTGTTTGTTGTATAACTCATAATGTTGTTTGAATGAATTGTAGTTATTCTAAATATTGTTGTAAAGACACGAGAAGATTATGCTCTCCTCGTGTCTATATCT